CTGGGGAAGTCACTACGGCGCATAGGGCGTTTGTCACTCTGCTCGAAGCCTACAAACCACAAACAATCATTCTCAACGGCGATGTATTTGACGGGTCAAGAATCTCCCGCCATGAACCGCTTATGGGAACCAACCCTCCAACACCCAAGCAGGAGATCGAAGCCTGCCAAGACAGACTAGATGAGATACGCAACGCTAGCAAGAACGCTCGCTGTCTGTGGACTTTTGGCAATCACGATGTCCGGCTGCACCGCTATATTGCTATCAACGCTCCTGAGCTATCCGACTTCCAAGGACTCTTCGACTACTTCCCAGGCTGGCACACGGGCTGGCGAGTAGACCTAAATGACAACGTGGTGGTGAAGCACAGGTGGCACAACGGCTTACACGCTACTTATAACAACACACTAAAGTCCGGCAGAAGCATCGTTACCGGGCATTTACATAAGTTACAAGTGACTCCGTGGAGCGACTACAACGGACGAAGATACGGCGTGGATACTGGGACGCTTGCAGAACCTTACGGCGAGCAATTTGTATATACAGAAAGTAACCCTGTGAACTGGTGTTCAGGCTTTGCAATACTGACATTTAGAGATGGCAAACTACTGCCACCAGAACTATGCGAGGTTATAGACGGCGAGGCTTACTTTAGAGGAGAGAAAGTATAGGGAGAGTATGAGCGACCCGATTGAGACAACACGGGCGGCACTAAGCGGTATTAAAGAAGCTGTTAAAGTCGGGCGCGAAATTAAAGAAACTGCTAAGGAAGTCAACACTTTCTTAGACGAGGAAGCAAAGGCCCGTGTAGCGTGGAAACGCAAGCAACAACAGATGATGCGTCGCGGCGACATGGTATGGATGGAGGCCGTAGACGAATACAGAATCATCCGTCAGATTCGTGACGCAGAACAAGCCATGTATCGTGAAGTAGAGCGCGAGTTCGGACGCTCTGCTGTCTCAGAAGTTAAATCTCTTATAAACCAACTACGAAAAGACCATCGTGAGTTAAACGATGAGTTCTACCGCAACCGTGTGCAGGCAAGACGGGAGTGGGGTGGGATTCTTATTCTCAGCGCGGTGGTCTACGGAATTCTAAAAGCAACGGGAGCAATCTGATGTTAAGTCTGTTATCTACACTCGGCGGTCTACTTATCTCCGGCCTACCTAAAGTCCTAGACTTCTTCCAAGACAAGGCAGACAAGAAGCACGAAATGGAGCTGGCTCGTGTGCAGACCGAGCGTGAACTAGCACTTGCGGAGCGTGGGTTTATCGCCCAGCAGAAGATTGAGGAGATCAGGACAGACCAGATCGCCATGCAGTCCGAAGTCAAAATGACCGAGGCAGCTCTGGCGCACGACGCAAAGATTCTAGATAAGTCTAGCAAGTGGGTCGTGAACTATGTCGGAACCGTCCGTCCTACCGTCACCTACATCCTGATCTTAGAGCTGGTTGCAATAAATATGTGGATCATGTGGCACATCTTCTCTCTGCCAGGCGTTATCAATAACATCGACGACGTTCTCAAGTTTGCCGATGTCGTGTTCAGCCAAGACGAGATGGCTATGCTCGGTGGTATCGTAGGTTACTGGTTTGGATCGCGGGGCTGGGCTAAGAAGTGAAAATCAGCCACAAGTGCTTAGAGATGATTAAGCACCACGAGGGAGTCCGGGTTAAGCCTTACCGCTGCCCGGCCCTCTTGTGGACTGTCGGGGTAGGCCATGTTATCGACCAAAACCACATAAAGGTTCCGTTCAATGACCGCAAAAATCTACCAATTCCCGACGGCTGGGACAGAGTTTTATCAATGGCAGAGGTGGATGACATCCTTGCAAAAGACCTGGCTACATTTGAACGAGGAGTGCTACGACTTTGCCCTACTGGCCTCACTCAAGGCCGCTTCGATGCCCTTGTTAGCTTTTCATTCAATGTCGGACTCGGAAACCTCCAGCGAAGCACCATCCGTATGAAACACAACCGGGGAGAGTTTAAGGAAGCTGCCGAAGCCTTTATGGCGTGGACTAAAGCCGGTGGGAAAGAACTGCCTGGTCTAGTTAAGCGTCGGAAGGACGAAGTTTCTCTTTACTCATCTCAAGAATCCGATCCTTCAGCTCCTCAGTCAGAGTAACCCCGTTTTTCTCCTCAAACTGATCCAGCCACTTCCTCCTCTCCGCTTTCGTCCTCATCTTCAGCACATGGCGAGCCAAGCCCTCTATCTTCGCTTCGTGCTGGCTCATCATAATCTGTAAGATTTCCTCTCTGGTCGCAGAAAACTCACCTGTGTCTTGCGTACTCGCCGTGAAGAAGCTCTCTTGCTGCTCTGACCGCTCCTGCCGCAGCTTTCTTAGAAGTAAACCGGCCGATATAAGTTCTTTTGCCATTCGTGCAGATATGTGCCTCGTAAACCCCTTTTTTTCGCTCGTAGACGCCCTTTATGTTCGTCTTGGTATGGGAGTAGCGGCGAGCGTTCCAGAGGTTCTGAGAGCAAATTACGGCCCTTAGATTGGATAGTCGATTATCGTCCTTTTTCCCGTTCTTGTGATCCAGCATTTCTGGTAATACGCCGTGATGGTAGAGCCACACAAGTCGGTGGGCTAAGTAATACTTCTTATAAATCGCTATCCGGATGTATCCCTTGGAGGTAGGAGAACCAGCGGGTTTGCCTGAGTACCGCTTATTCCACATCTTATAAGCATTGACACGCTTAAAGTCCTCCGGCGGTCTGTTGCGCCAAAACAACACTCCGCGCTTGTAGATAAACAGCCGCCTTACAAAGTCCTTATCCACGTTTATCGTAGTTCTGGATGATCCTCAACATATCCGGCTGTCGCCAACCAGGAGGCTTCTTAATTTTTCCGTGGTCGTCCCGCAACACAGTCCCCAGCTCAGGATCGACTTTTCTTAAGTTTGTGATCGTGACCGCATCCCAGCCCTGATCGACGGGCAAATCCATCACCCTTGCCAGCCCTATAAGCACCCAGATTGAGTCGCAAATCGCGTCCAACGCATCCGCTTTTGCAAGCTGCTCGTCTTGTAAGTTCTCGGCGGCATGGTAGTCAGACATCGCCTGCTCTAACTCTGCGATCTCTTCCCGCACCAGATCTAGGTAAAGCGAGACCTTCTTGGGGTCTGGCCCGTGTCCAGCCGCCTTCATAAAGGCATCTACATCGTAGAAAATGCTCACGAATTTTTCTCCTTTAGTTTGGCTTCAATGGCACGAAAACCATCAGACCAAAGTCTGCCTTCGCACTCTTTTAGTAAATCAACCATTTCGCCATCCGTCAGCCCAACCCATTCACGCTTTGAAATTGCTTTAACAACAGACGGGCTGATGAAATCGGTAGGCGGCGCAGAGAGCCAAAAGCCATGAGGCGCACCACAAGTCACACACGCACCAACTAGGTCATGTTCACGTTTTGCCGTTTCATCGACACGTTTTTGCGATATCTCGCTCTCATAAACACAAGCAGGGCAAGTCCTATCCCAATGCCTAGATGGATGGTCTGTGTGTGCGGGCTTCTCTGCCTCTGCGATGGCTTGGCGTAGTGTTTCATACGCAGAGATGGCCATTTGTCCATCGTCAGACTCATCACTTGCAAAAAGAGCCAAAGCCTCCAATGCTTGCTTCATTGCTGATATGCTCATTCCTCACCCCTCTTTCTGATCCACAAAGCACACAACTCAGCCGACATTGCGCCAACCTTGCTTTGGTCAGGGTTTAATGCGGTGTCAGATTCATACCTTTGCATAACTTCTTCACAGACCATTGCACAGTTTTGTCGCTCTTGCTGAATAGCCCACCTAATTGCATCTCTTGTGCTGGAGTGACCTAATCGTGCGGTTTCAACAATAATTTCGTCTGAAGTCATTTTTCACCTCTTGCTCTGATTCTGCTTGCAGCCTTCAAAAGCACCAATCCGCCGCCGCCTTTACCACGAGCATCGGCATCAGCCTCAACGATCCTCGCACACGCCTCACGCTCGACTAACACGGCATCCGGCTCAGGATGCGCTAGTCGGTCACGTAGGGCTTTTTTTGCATCTTCAGCATCCCAAGCGGCGCCAGCTTTATTCCAGCCATAAGTTTCCAGCGCATCCAACGCCATCTGCATTAGTTCACGGTCTGTCATAACCAACCTCAAAACGGTGCTTCGTTGTCGCTTGGCGGGTCAAAGAAGTTTACCCATCCGTTAAACGCAACAGGGATTGAATCTAGCTTCAATGACAGACTGCCGTCATCTTTTTGAATTACCTTTCCTATTGTCAGCCAAGATGTTTTTTCTTTGCCGGTTTTTTTGTCGGTGTAGGTTCCATTTGCTACTTTTGCCAAGTATTTTGTTGCCACTTTAATTTCCCTCTGCGTTAATTAATTTATAAGCTGCAAATCGTTTTCCGTCTTTCTCTACGATCATCGTGGATATGTTATGCCCACTATCCCGTAGCTCCTTCACCCTAGCCGCAAGCCTGAAACACCCGCAGCCTTGCAAAGCATCTATCGCGGTGACCCACCTCTGTTTGGCGTTTTGCAACACCCACTCATTCTGACTCATAAAGCCTCCTTGCTTAGTAAATACAAGCCCCAGTTACTTGCACAGTAACCACCCCACACAATCGTCATGGCCCAGTTTCCCTTGATTGCAAAATCTACAGCTATCGCGCCGTAGATAAACATAACAACAAGGATCAGCCACGACGCCATTCTAGCCACCCTGATAAAAGCATTACAGCCATAATAAATAGCCAAAACTTCAGCGGCCCCAAAGAATTCCAATCCACTACAAATACAGTCCAGTTCATAACCACTCCTCGTTAGCTAAACTCCAGTTGACGGTTTGCTCAAGCCTATCGTAAACATCCATCTGCGGAACCCATCCCAAGGACTTCATAAACGTCCCGTCCAGGGCGTATCTCAAGTCATGCCC